ATCGCTTGTAATACTATTGCCTGATGAAAACGGGATATCTAGTGGCGAGATTCTCGTATCAACAGCATCTGGTAGTGTTACGTTAAACAAACCTTACCAGGCAACAACTGTATCTGTATACGAAAGCAATCCAACAGCTCCTGTTGAGTTAGATATTACGCTAGATTTAATAGATAACATGCTAATCGTAAATCCTCCAGAGGAAACCGAACAACAGTTAGAAGAAGCACAGTCAAAGACTACAGTAGACTATTTAGACTTTGAAGATTTAGATATTGATTATCTAGCAGAAGATTTTTTAGAAACAGAAGAAAACCTAGAGTTTACTGAACTTGATGTTGATATGCTTGCTACAAACTTCTTAGAAGATCTACTAAATGTTATTGATGCACTTGCTATAGATAAAGAAGAAGACCAGCTCAAGCAGGGTGGTGTAGGCATCCGTATAGTAGGCACAGAGATAGGACAAGATAAAGATACGCAGATAACTACAATAATATCTGGGCAGAGTATAAGTTTGACTAGGACTGTAAATCAAAGTGCTAAGGTAAATCTAGACGGCTCTGGTAGCTACACAATAGTATTTATACAAGATGGTGTAGCTAATACAGTTAAGGTTAATGGTGGTTCTTCAACTACAATAACAATTAAGCAAGGGACAGGATGAAAAAATTACAGTTTGGGGTTTTATTAATATTACTTAGCTTGCCTTTAGTTTATTCAATACCTTTACTAGAAGTAATCAAACTAAAAACTTTTGATGCTTTAGTGCCTGAGCAATCTCCATCAGACTACTTTACGATATTAAATATCACAGAAGAAGATATAGCTAATGAGGGTGGGTATCCTTTATCACGTCAGACTCTTGCACAAATACATATAAATCTTTTGCGTAGAGGCGCTATAGGCGTTGGGTGGGTTATGGCTTTTCCGCAACCTGACAGGTTTGGTGGTGACTTTGAGTTTTCTGAGGCACTCTCCTTCTCTCCAAGCGTACTTGCTATGTTTGAAAACAACACGAACGAATATCCTGCAACCACGGGCACAGTGATACTCGGTGACGGAACAGGTGGCATCCCGGCAGAAGGTGTAATACAAAACATAGAAGTGTTGAAACAAAATGCTAGCCAAGGGATTGCAGTCGCTAGAACCGATATTGATAATTTAGTTCGTAGGTTGCCTTTACTTATGCGTACTCCTGATGGGTGGGTGCCTGCGTATGGCACAGAAGTTCTTAAGATTCTAGCGGGTGCAGACACTTACGTTATAAGATCCAGTGATGATGTAATACAAGAAATACGAGTTAAAGGACTCCCACCAGTCAAAACAGACAATTTAGGGCGTAAGTGGATAAGTTTCGTGAATACCCCACAAACTAATCTTGGTGAGATGGATGTAGAAAACAAGTTTGTTTTTGTAGGATTTACTGCAAAAGGCATATCTCCGCAAATAGCTACGCCTGTGGGTTTGTTAGAGCCACATAAAATACAAGCAGCTTTAGCTGAATCTATACTTATACAAGATAGTCCGTACATACCAGATTACTCATTTGCTGTAGAGTTTTTAATTTTTATAGTTGGAGTAGTGCTCATTTGGGTCTGCTTACACGTTTTTGGAATTACACTAGGGCTTGTAAGCGCTATATCTATATTATTACTTACAGCAGGTTACGGATTCTACACAATCAGTAATGCAGTTCTCGTAGATGTAACTTGGGCTCTTATTTCACAGTTTATAACAGCTACAGTAGCTTTTTACTTACGTTTCAGAGAACAGTACAAGCTACGACAACAGATCAAAAAGCAGTTTGAACACTATTTAGACCCTAGACAAGTAAAAGCTTTACAGAAAGACCCAAGCCTACTGAAGTTAGGTGGAGAAAAAAGAGTTTGCACGTATCTATTTACAGATGTACGTGGGTTTACTGCAATGAGTGAGAACATGGATCCCGAACGTGTGACTCAAATTATGAATAGAGCACTTACTATACAGTCAGATGCAGTTAAGAAATACGGCGGAATGGTAGATAAGTACATAGGGGACGCAATGATGGCTATATTTAACGCACCTCTTGACTTACAAGACCATGAAAAAGCAGCAGTGCTTTGTGCGCAAGAAATACAAAAAGAATTTAGAGAATCAGACATTGGAGTTTCAATCGGAATCGGCTTGAATACAGGTGAAGCGGTTATAGGCAACCTAGGTTCGTCTACCAGGTTCGATTACACAGCTATTGGTTCTGCTGTAAACATTGCAGCCAGATGTGAATCAAGTTGTAAAGCTGTAGGTGTTGATTTAATAATTGCAGAACCCACAGCTATAGCTTCTGGTATGACCTTAAAAGTCTTAGAACCTATAGAAGCGAAAGGTATTACAGAACCTTTGAAAATCTACACTTTATAGGTAAAATAAAAAGACTACTACAGGAGTAAACTATGGCAGGAAGAATAAAAACAGGCCCTAAAATGGGAATGGCAGGCGACATGGAAGTAGCAGAGTACCAAATGAAGCCAAATGTGCCTAACAGTGCTAATGACATGATGAGAGATCCTCTACAAGTTAGAAGGCAACTAGGCATGATGCCTATGTTAGGAGAACCTATGACCACGTATAAAGACGATTACTAATGGCTAGAATGAAGAAAAAGCCTTCTATGAAGGTAAAGAAAAAAAGTCTAACTAAACGTCAAGATGCGGCTATGAAACGCCATTCAAAACATCATACGGCTGCACACATGAAATATATGAAACGTCGTATGCTGATGGGCGACAACTTTAGAACTGCACACAAGAAAGCGCAGAAACAAGTTGGCAAGTAGTATGGCTCGTAACTACCGTGCTGAGTATGATAATTATCAAGGCAGTAAAAAACAACTGAAAAGAAGAGCTGGACGTAACAAAGCTAGGCGTATGATGATTAGATTAGGTAAAGCTAAAAAAGGCGATGGTAAAGATGCTCATCATAAAGACGGAAACCCTTTAAATAGCACACCAAAAAATATTAGAATGGAATCTAAGAAGTCCAATAGGTCTTTCCCAAGAACAAAAACAGCTCGTAAAAAAAGGAGATAATATGGCTACAAGAACTGCAAAAAAGAAATCAGCTAGAAAAACTAAAAAGAAAAGTGGGGCTAAACCTACTAATCCAGCTTTGTATGCAAGAGTAAAAGCTGAAGCTAAACGAAAGTTTAAGGTCTATCCCTCAGCATATGCCAATGGGTGGTTAGTTCGTACATATAAGAAAAGAGGTGGAGGCTATAGGTAAAAAGTGAAAAGGAAAAAAAGAGACCCTAAAGTAGGCACAGGTAAAAAACCTAAAGGGTCTGGTCGTAGATTGTATACAGACGAAAATCCTAAAGATACTGTCCGTATAAAATTTGCTACTACTGCTGATGCTAGGGCAACAGTTGCTAAAGTTAAAAAAATTAAAAAACCTTTTGCTAGAAAAATACAGATATTAACTGTAGGAGAACAAAGAGCTAAAGTTATGGGTAAAAAACAAGTTGCAAGTATTTTTAAAAAAGGAAAAGAAAGCATAAGAAAAGCGAGGAAAAAAAGTGGCTAAACCTACTGGCGGATTAACTGCGTGGTTTGGGAAAGGACCCAAAGGAGATTGGGTTGATATAGGTGCGCCTAAGAAAAAAGGAAAGTTCCAACCATGTGGTAGAAAATCTGCTAAAGGTAAGAGTAAAAGAAAATACCCTAAGTGTGTGCCAAGAGCAAAAGCGAAAAGAATGACAGCAGCTCAACGAAAGAGTGCTGTTAGAAGAAAACGCGCAGCAGGTAATCCTGGAGGAAAACCTAGAAACGTGCGTACAATTGTTAAGAAGAGAAAAACTACACGTAAGCGCAGAAAAAAATAACTATTGGTTTCTTACTTGTTTTATAAGTTTAGCTAAGTACCACTCAGCTTTATGTAGGTCTTCGATCCCGTTTTTTTCTTTATACCTTGTGACATACTTAATTATGTTGCCCTCTAGGTATCCTAAATCATGAGCAAGTATGTAATCTGTAGTCTCGATTGATTTGTTGTAATAAGGTGGATTAATTTTATCCGACATTCTAACCTCCTGTTGTAAGCACACTAGTTAATTTGTCTATATATTCATTGAAACTAAGTGCTTGTTCTAAAAATTCTT